ACGTCGCTTAATGATTTTTGTCAAGAAAGAGATTTCAAGAATGGCGGCTACAATCCTATTCGACCAGAATGTGCAAGCAACTTGGGATCGATTCTTGAATAAGGTTAACCCCTTCTTGCGAAGTGTCCAGGCTCGGCTTGGGCTTACAGATTTTAAGGTTGTGCTTGATGAAACCACGACAACCCCCGAGTTGATCGACAGAAATGTCTTATATGCTAAGATTTTCTTAAAGCCTGCCCGTGCCATCGAATTCATCGCTCTTGACTTTGTTATCACAAATACAGGTGCCGGTTTTGAAGATTAATGATAAAAGAACTATGTATTATAGGAACAGGAGAAACAAATAAATGTCACAGAATTTTTGGTCATCAAAAGACTTAGAGCCAAAACGCCAGTTTAGATTTCTTATAAGCTTGCAGCCCGGTGTGTCACAGACGGAACTACAATTTGCTTGTAAAACTGCGGATCGCCCCAGCTATACGATTGGCGAGCAGGAGCATAGATTCTTTAATCATACTTTTTACTATCCCGGCAGAATGAATTGGAACACAGTTGGAATGACCCTTGTTGACGCTATAACTCCTGGCTCAACAGAGCTTCTATATGAATATCTGTCAGACATCGGGGTTCAGCAACCTAGAGATTTTGGAGAAGCAACCTCCACAACAATTACTAAAGAGTCCGCTGTTAATTCACTTGGCGATGTTAAAATTAAAGAGCTTGGCACAAGCGGCACAAACGAAACAAGGATTATAGGTGAATGGTCCTTGATTAATGCGTTTATTACAGAGGTTAACTTTGGTGCTCATTCTTACGACTCGGATGAAATGGTCGAGATAAGCCTCACATTAAGATATGATTGGGCGCAGTATAAGAAAATGGCCGGACAAGGCTCGAAATTACGACCCCCGAAAGGCGGGTAAAGACAAGAAATTACGTAATTAATTTTTTAAAAAACGTAATATATAGTTTATACTATAAACATAAAATAATAAATACAGAGGTGTAAATGGCTAGAAATAACCAAGCACGCACTGGTGCAAAGGAAGCATCAGAGGCTGCTTTAGAGAATGATCCTCCTGTTGAACCGACACCGGCATCACCAAGAGGGACACTCTCATACGTAACTCCTACGGAGTTTGTGGAGCTTCCATCGGGAGGAAAATATTATCCCCCAGGGCATCCACTATATAAACAAGATACCGTTGAAATACGCTATATGACCGCGAAAGATGAAGATATTCTTACTTCACAAACTCTTTTGCGTAAAGGTCTTGCAATTGATCGATTGTTAGAAAATATTTTAGTTAATGAAGAAATTCAGACTAATGATATGCTTGTGGGTGATAAAAGCGCATTAATCCTTGCTGCAAGAATTTCTGGATATGGCGCAGATTACCAAACCAAGGTCACTTGTCCAAATTGTAATACGGCAACGGACAACACCTTTGATCTTAATGACGTAAGACTTGATCAAGGGACTGTAGCATCTGAAGACATCGAAGAAGTTCAAGTAACACCACATGGGACATTTGTAACAACGCTACCAAAAACACAATATGAAGTTGAATTTAGATTATTAACTGGGCGCGATGAAAAATACCTTACTGAAGCAGCTAATAAGAAATCAAAATTAAACTTACCTGATGCTGTTTCGACCGATTTATTAAAAAGGCTGCTCATTTCGGTTAATGATGTAACCAATGGAAACGAGATAAGTGACTTTGTTGACGCAATGCCCGCCCTTGATTCGCGCTTTCTACGCGCTTGTGTACAAGGTGCAACCCCAAATATTGATATGACACAACTATACTCTTGCTCAAACTGCGGTTATGAATCCGAAATGGAGGTGCCGTTGACAGCGGACTTTTTTTGGCCTGGATAATACTTATATGGAAATGGTCTATGAGCATTTCTTTTATTTAAAACAGCATGGAAATTGGAGCTTTGTGGAAGCATATAATTTACCAATTGGTTTAAGAAATTGGTTTGTAAAAAGATTATCACAACATTTCGAAGAACAAAACGAACAAGTTGACAAGGCGAATCGAAAGGCAAAAAATAGTTCTTAAGGCTAAACTACGAGAAAATTGGGTTAACGCCCAATTTTCTTTTTTTATGGAACTAATTAAAAAAGACGGTAGTGTAAGGAGGGATCCCTATGAATGATACAAGTGATTTAATTCCAATTAAGATTGATTTAACAATTGGCGACTCTATTAATGAAAGCTGGCTTTCAATGTTCGGCGCAAATGTAAAAGCAATGATGGGCGCAATGTTCGGGGGTCACTCGCTGCCAGTCGAAGTTGTAGGCACTAGGAGCCAAGTCAACTCTTTTTCAAAAGCACTCGGCTCAGAAAAAAAATATCTTGAAGCCATGCACAAGCATGGATTAAACAACCCCAAAGTTACAAAAAACAAGTTCGCACTAAACAAGGCTATACGAAGCTTCGAAAAAGAAACCGGAATCGTTTGGCCATTTAAATAGGAGATCGTTAAATGGCTGATGACACCAAAAAACCAATGGACGCGGGGGAAATCCGGGACGAAGTACAAGCTCTCAAAAAGGTACTAAGGGATTATCCAGAGCTTGAAGCTTTAAACATATCACTAGACAATCTTAATAAAAGGCTTCTGGAAACCCCCGACGCGATTGAAACAATCGCCAGCGATTTGGCGGCTTTGTCAGAGACAATAAAGGTTGCGTCACGCAACCTGGACACCGCTTCCGCCGCTCTTAAGGGACTTGATTATCAAGCCGAACTACTGATCACGCGCTTGACGGGAGTTCGTAAAGCCAGCAACGCAACGTTTATAGAAGCATTTGGTAAGGCACTTAAAAATAGCGAGCACTTCACCGATGTTTTAGGACAGTTGGCAAAAACCTCAAAAGAAACTTTTTCAGGTTTTAATATCGGAGTTGCAACATTAAGGAAGTTCACAGAAGGTTCCTATGAATTAACTAAAGAAATTGATGTAGCTACTTCCGCATTTGCCAAAGCCACAGGAACAGGCAATCAATATAAAGGTATGTTGAAGGCATCAGAATTCCAAAATCGTCGTTTAGGCGTAACGATGGGTGAACAAACTGCCGCACTCCAAACAATGATAGGCGGATTTTCAGAGTTTTTGTTAATATCCGACGACATGCAAGAACTTCTGCTGCAAGAAACTACTCAATTTGAACAATTTGGTGTTGCTACTGCCACTACAACTAAGTTTTTGCAGAATGTTACAAGAACAACTAAACAATCAATTCCGCAAGCTAGAAGACTTCAAAAAACTATAATGGGCGTTGCCAATGCTTTTGGCGACGATCTAAATAAGGTTTTGGAAGAAACCAGCGACGTAATACCACAGCTTGCAATATATGGGCAAAGGCTTGAAAGCGTTCTAAAAGATGTTTATGCCGCTTCGAAACTAACAGGTATGGGAATGTCCGACATTGTAGCATTTGGTACTCAGTTTGACACATTTGAATCAGCAGCCCAGGCAGCAGGAAGCCTAAATGCCGTTCTTGGTCAAATGGGTGGACGCCCTCTTATTGACACAATGGAAATTCTTCGAACTATAGAAGAGGGTGGACCTGCCGCAGCTATGGAATTATTCCGAAGCTCTATCGAACAATCTGTTGGCAGCTTTGAAAATTTGGGATATTGGCAGCAAAACGCTATAGCCGATGCAATGGGGATGTCCGTCGAACAAGTACGGATGATGATGCTCCAAGAAGAACAAACAAGTAAAATGGAAGCCGCCATGAATAAAGTGGGGCTCAGTCAGACCAAAATGAACGAACTTCTGAAAGAAGGTCGGGATTTATGGACCGAATTACAAATTCTGGTAATGCAGTTTGCGGTGGGCCTGGAAAAACCATTACAGGGATTAAAGGCGATGCTAGGGGCTGTAAGCGGCTTCCTCGGGGGTTTGAGCCCAACCGGAAAAATGATTATGTCCCTCGGCGGAAGCGGTATTGCCATGGGTCTGATTACCAAATTTCTACTTCGAGGACAGACTCCTATCAATCCTATGTGGGTCGCAATCTCGGCTTCATCAGCCGGATTTTTTGCAGCAATCGGTCGCTGGATCAAAGGACCAGGGATGGTAGTAAAGTCCACGACCGGAACTGCGGGAGCAATGGGCTTCCTCGGACCCTTGATTTTCGTTCTTGGCGGGATTGCCGTTGGACTCACCGGGCTCATGAAGGCTTGGAACAACTGGGCAGGGACTCAAGACCCAGAGTTGAAGAGTCGGAAAGCGAAATGGGGCATCGCCGGGGCAATCACTGGAGCGCTTGGAGGAGCCCTCATAGGAGCGAAAGCTGGCATCCTGGGGGGACCATGGGGGGCTCTCCTCGGAGCCCTTGCCGGGGCAGGACTCGGCGCGTGGGCGGGTACTAGTATCCCCGGAAAACAGGAACAATCCTTCCAGAAAGGGAGGTTCGGAACAACTAACGTGTTATCTTCCCGTCAGACCAAGAACACACAACCAACAACTAAAGCCACACTCCATGCCAATGAAGCAGTAATTCCGCTTACGCAGTCTGGGCGTGATGCAATGGGAATCACGCGAACAAATCATCTTCTTGAAAGAGTCGTGGAACGACTTGGCACGGTGATCACTACAAACGAGGTCAAACAGAATCAGCAAGTTGTCATGACACACGAACAGATGACCGCTGGCGTGAAGCGTGCGCTCAAAACGATACCAGGGGTTACAGCAGTATAATGGGCTTCTTAGTTGAAAAAGAAAATAGGAAACTGTACAATGGTGTCCACAAAGAGTTGTCCCTTGCTAGCTGGGCTGATCAGCAAGGATATACATTAACGTTTACACATGTAGCCACAGGACATTCAGTTGAGTTTCCAGGCACAGTTACTTCGTTTACCGATTCTCACGCATCAGAATTGAAAATGAAAATGCTTTATAAAGAAACAGATCCGCTCGTTCGTACCCAAAACACAATGAGGAAAATTTCTTTTAATTTTTATGTGGCTAGCGCTTCTTTGGAAGAGGCACGCTATAACGAACAAAGTCTGAATTTATTAATGTGTATGATGTATCCAAGACGAAACACAAACAATACCGTAGCTGCTCCCGGAACCCTCATCAGAGTTCGTGGCTTAAAGTTTATAAATACAGCTAGAGAACAAATCTTCGTCGGTTCCGGCTTGAAAGACACTCATTTAAGAATTAATTCTGATGGCATAGGGATATATATTCAATCCCTAGAATACAGCCCAGACACGGAAGCTGGATTTATTACTAGCAAAGGCACTGGAGGACTCCACGGAGAAGACGAAATATATCCAGCACGAATCGAACTTTCGATTCAGGGTGACGTATGGATCGATCAATATACAGCAGATGATTGGCAGCCACTACCCCACAATTATCCTTCTTATAGGTAAACACATATGACTAAACGAACCGGAGGCAAAGACCAATATAGTTTTCTTAAGCAAATTGGAGATCAATCTTATCCTCCTCTCATAATACAGTCCGCAGATGGTGTTGTTACGTTAGATGCAAAATATATTATTTTAGAAAATTATTCTGAAAAATATAAACCAAAAATAGTCATTGAACATATTTTTGGACAAATAAATCCAAGAGTAAGATATAGTAATACAGAGAGAACCATCGATCTTCGCTTTACTTTAGCCGCACGAAATGTGCATGAAGCCAAAGCAAATCTAGAGTATTGTTCAAAACTCGCTCGTTCACCATATGGTACGTGGGCAGTATCCGATATTAATCAAGTTAGTGATCGGGCAGTATTCGATTGGGCTTACCACAGTCAGGTATCATATATTGTTAATTTTGGAACTCTTTTAAGAAATCAAACAGTCAAGGTTACCAGTTTTGATTTTGAAATAAATTTTGATGCAGGCGTATTTGATTACGGCTCAACACCCGTAAGTGATAAAATGCCAGATCAAGTCGTGGACAACTATATAGGTGGTCAAGGATACGCAGAGCCATCATCAAAAAATATAGGACAATTATTAGATGACCGATGGTTCAGTAAGGGTCAGCAACCGGGAGCAACCTTAAAGGAGCAAGAGTATGTTTATCACGGAGAAGCAGGCGCTGTGTATCCAAAAGCAGTTAGTGTTAATATATCTATGTTAGCACTTCATTCAAGACCTTTGTGTTTCGGTGGAAGCCCGCGCACAGAGGGTTCTGTGGGATGGTCGTTCACAGGAGAAGATGGAGCAGTTTCTAATTGGCCGCACGGAACTGGGGGAGACGAATTCTCTCCACATTCGGTTGCGCCATATTGTCAGCCTGACGAAACAGGAACGTCTCTGCCCTCCGACCGAACGGAACAAGTGCTGGATGAGTGGGATGCTAAAATGGGGGAAGTCGATACCGGGGATCCACCGGAGAGATCGCTGGAATGGATTGCAAATTCCATTGAGCTAAAATAATTAGCTATAGCTAATTAGTTACAGGAGGATTTAAGATGTCATCACGAAGCCGAACCCTGGGGAGACGATTCTTTAGAAACATTCACTCACGCTATCATGATATTTTGAATCGAAAAAAGATACCAGGGATTAGACAATGGGCAACACCTGTAACCCGCGAACCAACTTTCCGCGAATTAGAAGCCGTTACCGATGTAGAGCATATATGGAAAACAGGAGACAGGTTCTATAAATTAGCAAATACATATTATGGCAACTCAGAATACTGGTGGGTAATTGCTCGCTATAACCAAGCGCCAACTGAAGGGCATCTCAAAGCGGGCATGCGTATTTATATTCCGTTACCTATAAACAGATTATTAGAGATTTTATAGACAATGCCCGACCAATCTACATATACAGAAAGAGAACGAGCGCAAAGTTATTTAATAAATAACATACAGCGTATACTTAATGCAACCGGAAGGAACAATGGGTTTCCTGTTGGCAGCGTAAAAACCGCCCCTGCGATGGGACCACCTCCTGTTGCTATTGTGCGTGTTGCTGGTGACGATAGAGACAAAAACGGTATTCTTAAGACAGGAGCGCGATCCCCCTCGGGCACCACAGCCGAACCCAACGCTCACACAACACTTAGTACGTTCACTCCGACACAGTATTTTAATATATTCGACTTAGAATCCTCTGTTACCAATCAACTCCAAGCAGACGTGAGCTTATGGAAGATATACCCAGATGAAACGCTGGAAGGATATCCAGTAGAATTCAAATCTGCGTGGCTAGATGATTTATGGCATCAAAAGGGAAATGAGAATCGGAAGGACAAATACGCAACAAAGATCGCAGAGGCAGAAGCGTGGGATACTATCGAGGATGCGCCCAAAGTCGGTATAACAGGTTTGAGTATCAAAAGACTAGGAGGCAATCCAGCGCAAGTAGAATCCAATATCGAAGTTTCGGTAACAATTGAGACACATAATCTACAGAATTTATTTTTTCGACATGTTCCCAAAGACTTGCCGAAAAACCCACCCAAGAGTCTTACAAAAGACGGAATAGCTTGGATTGATTTAATTAAATTGAATCCGGGCTCCGTTTTAAAGACTGGCAATTGTGATAGAATATATGACCCGGATGAACTACGTATTAAACTAAAACTAGGCTATTATTATGCAGACGACAGCCAATCAATAACCCGGCTCAATGAGGAACACATACGGCGCTCAACGCCCCTTGAGGACATATCAGAAGAAACGATGGCACAGATGGAAGCTCTTGGCACGAAAGTCGAGCCCGGTATCACAGCAAAAATGGATAGACAGGAAGCCCGGCCGCCACGATCAGGCAAAAAACAAACCTATGGACAGGAAACTATAGCTACAATCAACGAGCAAACCGAAATACTTACTTTAGTATTAAAGAATCATGATCTCATCGTAGATACGGATCTTACAGTTCGCATGACAATAAATTTTGTTGGATACTCGGAAACTGTGCAGAGAACACCTTCGGCAGATTTGTTAGATGCGCCTGAGCTTGCAGACAAACTCCTTAAAGCACAAAATGCAATAAAACGTATCAGTCGAGATCTAGAGTCGCTTAGCATAACCGAAGCGGTAGACGACATGGAGGAAGGTAAGCGAAAACGTGCTGCTAAAAAAGAGGCTGACCTCAGAAAACGTTGTCAGAAAGACGCCCGTGGACAATTAACCACAGCGCAAACCTACTACGATTCGCTCGTGTTTTACACAAAACGACAGCTTTATGAACAATTGAAATTAAAGCAGGATCTTGTTGGTACTTCTAGGATTTATGACGTAGCTATACCAAAAACTGATCCAATATGGCATATATCCGATCCAGGCATGGGATCCTGGCAAAATAACGACTTTCTAATAAAAGGCTATTATCAAAATTGGAAAACAAGGGCATTGAAGAGCGCAGCCGAGGAAGCGAGACTCAACGATGCACAGGCATATCGTGACATGGCTCAATTAATTGAGGCATCGGCACCCGGCAAGGGAAAGGTATATAAGGCTTCAGACCAGAGCCTCTTCGGGGACTTCGAAAGAGATTTTGAAACAAAGCGAGAAGAATATCTGAAAACATTACCAGAGTTTGATGATTATAAATTTGTCCAGTTTGTATTTTTGGGTGACATTATAGAGGCTGCTCTAGAGCTTGTAGCCTATAATAATCGACCATATGAGGGACCACGACGCAATGCAACAGCCTTTTTTGAGGAGCTAAGCAAGGATAACACGCTTGGACCTGAAGCCACAAACACTATACGACGTTTTGGCAAATACGTATTTGGCGATATAAGACTTCCTGATCCTCATGTACAAATTGCTGTATACGCCCCCCGTGATCGATATATTAATATAGCCGACATTCCAATAGATCTTGAATTTTTTAGAACTTTTTGGTATAACGAGGTAGTTTCACGGCCAAAGCTAACTAAATATTATCTAAAAAATCTAGTCATAGGATTGTTGAATAGGCTCATTCCATATGCACTTACCAATCGTATTAGTATGAATGCACATTCTCCTTCTACTGAAATCCCCCAGACAATAATGACCCATTTTCCTTTGGCGGGAAAGGCTACAGCACTAAACGTCATAAATGATCCCGTTGATTATGTTTCAGAAGAAGCTATCGTAATGGCTTTCGGAACAGCCCTACCGGGACCGGGGAAGAAGGATAAGCCTGGGGCATCACCCTCTAAACCCCCCCTCGAATCCATGGCTGGACCGGCTCTGAACACGAAGCTGTTCGTTGCCTTCAGAGCAGCGGAGATTGAAAGGTTGAAGTCTAGTGGATTTTCAGCAATGCCATACTTGTTATTATCAGATGCACAAAAGAAAGTAGCTAGAGCACACCAAGAGTTTTTTACCGCATCACCTCCTGAATCATATGATATTTTTGCTATAACACAAAAGGCTAATTCCACGCTGACGCGAGCCGGAAACAGCGACGAAGATAGAAAAGTTGGCATTATTCATTTCAAAATGGAAAGCGCTGAGAAAAAAATGTTATTGAATATAAAATTTGTAAGAAATGATCAGCCTGCCCTCCAAACCGCTAACGTCATGTCAGGTCAAGGAGAAAACAAACAAGGAATATTAAGAGAAAAATATGATGCAACTGTACATCTCTATGGCACAATAGCTCTAAAACCCGGTGCAGTTATATATATAGATCCAGATGCGCTTCAAAATGCTGTTCAAATGCCGAAGCCGGGTACAAAACTGGAGGGTGGTTCCATATATAAAGGCGATCAACTTGACCACGTACTAGACAATGGCTCATCGATTTCTCTCTCGGCTGCAAGAACACTGGGAATCGGGGGCTATTTTGTGGTTATTACAGTTGAGCACGATTTCGGAGATCTTGGCACAGGGGGAGATTGGAGGACTATTTTAAATACTAAATGGCTCTCCTTCAAACATATCGAGGGGCTGGTAGACTCATGTACACAACTCCCAGATGAGGAGGGCGACCTTACCAAAAGAGCCCGTCGATGTCTTGATAAGTATCGCGAGTCTGAAGAAGCCGAGAATCCTAGCGGCGGGGAAGACGCAGCCTAGGTGCCCGGTGATGAAGAAAATAAACTATGGCAAAGAATACAACATTAAATAGAAGAAACATAAGGAATAGAAAAAGTTCAAAGCAACGCTTTAACTTGAGAAAGCAATATTTGAATCATGTTTCAACTAATGAATTTAATAATTTCTTTGATGCATCGCGCACACCCTATTATGGAAAAGTTGATCAGAAAGGAAACGTAATATATCCTTCCGAAAGACATCTTTCTAATTTAATACAAAATACCAATTTTTCTCCTGACACAGTATACGCAATTAATTTTGTTGCCGATGCTTTTCGTGATCTTCAGAATTATTTTAACAAAGCAAATCGAATGGGTATATTAGTTCAGGACGCAAATACGGTTCAAACAATTAATCCCGTTAAAGGATGGCAAAGTGTACATACTATATATGCCTCCCACATCCGGGGCATAGGCACCAACTTGGTGTCTTCTTATCTTGAAAAACCAAACGAAGGACACGGATTTGAAAACGCTAAGCCAAAGAACTTTGATCAATATATAAACTCGATTAAACACCTTTATGGCACTATAGGTTCCAAATTGCCACTAAGCCGTTCATCATATATTTTATCAAATAAGTGTCCTCGACACATTTCTGGTCTTGTAATAGAAATTACTCCTGCAATTGATTACTCCGATGACATGTCAAAAAATTTTCTATATATAGAAAGTCCAAATTTTAAGTTTTACATGACGGGTCTTAAAAAATTCGGATTTATGGCAGATAAAGATTACCCTGGTAGGATCATAGCCGATCTTGGTTCGCCTCAAATGCAACGATACATGGGTAACTATAAGATCACTCTTGATAATCTTTTTGACACGTATTATTATAAAGCAAAAGATTACGATTACGATCTTATAAGTGTATATTTAATGCAGTTTTATAATAACTATGCTGCGCTATATCCTGTTATGACTGAAACAACCGCCCGTGCCGCCCGCATCGCTCCCAAATATATCCTCGAAAACACACAATTTACCGACAATAATAACCCTATTCGCTTAACGGCATATGGTTCATGTATCTCTCAAGCTATGTTAATTCGAAGAAGCTTCTTATCCGACAATGACATTACAACAAGATATAACCAAGATTTTTGGCTTTCAGCGTACATCGAGTTTTTAAACTATGAGCTAAAAAATCCATTGAACAAACACCAAATAGCAAAGACAATAAAAAATGCAAAAGATTTAAAGAAAAGTGTTGACTTTGACACTGCTATCGGTTATATTGGAGATAAGTTCAATTTTTATCGCCACCCCACCAGCGACTTGTCATTAATGAACTATGAAAACGCTACAACAAAGTAATAGGTGATTTTTGCTTGCCCAAGCATTAGATGATAAACGGCATTGTGTTGGCATATACCACGATGGTAAGTTAATCTATGACTGCAAAGAATTTGACTTCGATTCCGTAAGTGCAACTTGGAATTATAGTCCCATTTTTGCCCATAATAATGCTCTCATTGCCTCTCTATTCGTTGGGGGCAAATCATTGAATGAGGTATGTCCTGATTTTCTAAGGCATCGCTGGGAGGCAATCAATGCTCGCTTGAGAGCATTCTACAAGTCGTTTTCAACGGCAAAAGTTTCCCTTGATAGACACTGCTTCTACGATCTCGTCCCACAGAGATTTCTGTTGGAATACTGCGAGGTTAAGAATAAAATTACTGAGCACGTCATCAAGGAATACAAGATGCCAGAGAACTATAAGTTTATGAGAAACCTAGCGGAATTCACATACAACATTAGACAACAAAAATTAACTATTGATTATACGGAAATTGTCAGAGAAAGCCACCACCTTAAGACCAGGAATTTTTTAAAAAAAAGCAAATATATCAAGCCATATATTTCATATAATATTCACGGAACAAAGACAGGTCGGATGACGACTTATAAAGGAGGCTTTCCAATATTAACCTTGGATGCAGATTATAGATCTATATTGAAGCCCACCAACGATTATTTTGTTGAGCTTGATTATAACGCTGCTGAGCTTCGTGTTCTTCTCGGGTTGAGCGGAGAGGAACAGCCACAAGGTGACATCCATCAGTGGAATATTGATAATATTTATCGTGGCATAGGTACACGCGAAGAAGCAAAAAAACGTATTTTTGCATGGCTATACAACCCGAAGTCTAAGGACTATCTATCAAGTCGATATTATAACCGTGAGGAAGTGGTCAAAAAATACTTCAATGGACAACAAGTAAAAACCTTTTTCGACAGACAAATTGAAGCGGACAAACACCATGCATTAAACTATTTAATACAGAGCACCACAAGCGACTTGGTATTGTCCAGGGCGTTTAAAATTGCAGATACACTAAAGGAGAAAAAATCCTTTATTTCCTTCACACTTCATGATAGTATTGTTATAGATTGTAACGACAGTGAGCGTGCAATTATTGAAGAGTTGATTAATATTTTCTCTACAACTCCTTTTGGTATCTTCAAGGTAAACGTAAGTGCTGGAAAATCATATGGCACAATGAGGGGGATAGAGTGGACACCATAATCGGTCTTGGAAAAGCAGGCTGTGCCATAGCAGATAAATTTGCTCAGCACCCCCAATATACAATCTTTAAGATTGATAGCGAAGACGTAGACACTAACGAAAAAAGGACATATCTTCTTAAAAGATATAATCACCCCGAAAAATATGAACAAAACATTCCGTCTTTGAAAACGTTTTTTAAAAGCGCAACGAACGACATTCTATTCATAGTCTCAGGGGCTGGTCATACATCTGCTGCTTCTTTGGGGATTTTACAGCAATTATCTCATAAAAATTTGAACGTTCTTTATGTTAAACCTGACCTTGAATTCTTAGGAGAAATAAACACCTTTCAAGAAAAATTGGTAAGAAATGTGTTGCAAGAATATGCTCGTTCTCATGCTATTGGTCGCCTATACTTGGTTGATAATAAAATGCTTGCTGCTATATTGGGCGACGTTCCAATCGTCGGCTATTATGACAAACTGAATGATTTGATCGTATCGGTTATTCATATGCTAAATGTTTACAATCATCAGGATCCAATCCACGCCACGGCTTTCGAACCTAAAGAGACAGCGACAGTAAGCACGGTTGGTGTTGTTGATATAGAACAAGGAGAAGAAAAATTGTTTTTTTCCCTTGACAAGATCTCTGAAAAGAGTTATTATTATGCTATCAACTCACAAGCACTTGAAACAGATGGCAAACTACTACGACGATTAACCGAGAATATTAATAAAAATGTTGACAAAGATATCAGAGCGGCATTCCAAGTTCATTCTACATCATACGAACAGAATTATGGTTATGTAGTTGCCAACACAAGTCAGACGAATAACTAAAAAGATAACATGTTAAAGAAAGTAATAAATTTTATAAAGAGATATTGGAAACGAGCAGTCGTGATGCTTCTATTTTCAGCGGTTGGGACGGTTCTCGCCACCATTACATACAACGAAGGTTTTGAATTTGGAAGAATAGTTGGTCATTGTGAGGTGGCATGTTCCGTCTTGGGTGCGGACTTTTCAGGATTTGAATATGAGGGCACTTGCCAGTGTGAACAAGCAGGCGGCTTTATTCTTACTATTCCGGTCGATCACAGTTTTTTTAATTAATTTTAATTAATCTCTTGACAGCACCACGGGATTATGTTATATTATATCTTAGTAAGGCGAAACATTTGTCGTCTTAACTATAGGCAAAAGCCACAAATAAGGAGAAATAAAAAATGGCAATTAATATTGATAAAATGAAGCAGCGCAAGGCTGCATTAGATAGCAGAGGAGGCAATCGTGATACGTTTTGGCGTCCACAAGACGGCGAACAGTGTATTCGTATTGTCCCCACTGCTGATGGAGATCCTTTTAAGGATTACTGGTTCCACTACAATGTGGGCAATAATCCTGGTTTCCTAAGCCCGAAGAAGAACTTCGGTGAAGGTGATCCGCTGGATGATTTTGTTCGGAAGCTTTTTAACGAAGGCACCGAAGAAAGCATCAAGATGGCGAAGTCTCTTATGGCTCGTCAGCGGTTCTTCTCGCCCGTTCTTGTACGAGGTGAAGAAGAAAAGGGTGTCCGTATTTGGGGATATGGCAAGATGGTATATGAGCAATTGCTCAATCTTGTTCTTAATCCTGAATATGGCGATATTACCGATACTG